GGTTACTGAAAAAATTACCTGTTGACAACTCTGTCAACACTTGTTATAATCAAGGTAACAAATCAAATGACAAAAGTCAATGAAATTATTTTCTAAAAAAGGAGGAACATGACAGTAACAATCCAGGTAAGACTCGGAGAGAAGCAGAAGAAACGACTTGAAGCAATGGCGTTATCAACTGGAACCAGCCAGACGAAATTACTTAATGCGTTGGTTGACCTTGCGGCAGATGTGAATGGGATTGAGATTACCGAGCAGATCAACTTTAAGATTGACCAGGAGTTTGAACGCAGGGTAAAGCAATTCCCAACATTGAAAGAGGTTTCCAATGGCTGAACTGATACTCATTGCAATATTGTTTCTTGCGTATCCAGTAGTGGAGATCACAGATAAGTATTGGAGACGTAAGTATTTCATAAAAAAATAATCGCTGGTGGAATCAGCGATTATCAGGAGCCGAACGAATGAAAGTTCGTTCACCTGAATTATAGCACAAAGGAGCGACAGAATGAAAGAACAGGCTTGCGTAGAAAAATCAAAAACTAAACAATGTCCAAAGTGTAATGGTACTGGATTTTTTTGTCTTTATATTTTAGACGAACAACCAGTTTCAAACACTGGTTACAAATGCTGGAAATGTAACGGTACTGGAATTGTTGAAAAAAAAGAACGCCAGGTACGTTGTCCGAGATGTGGAATATTATGGCCAAAATCTCAAATCAATAATCATAGATATTCAAAAGTTTCCAAAGATGAAAACGGCAAACTTATTGATACAGTTGTTGAATGTAAGGAGGTTTGAGATGAAAGAACAGGCTTACTACGACACTCTTGACTACGTGACAGACAATAAAAATAAATGGGATGTAATCCGCAGACTTGAAGAACGCAGGGCGAAATTAGACGACAGTTGAATCAATCTGCTCGATCTTTCCTAAAATGGCATTGAGATTAACATGCACGAATTTTATGTCATTTTAGGAAAGATCGAGCAGATTGATTCAGACCTTGCAGTATTGCAGATGCCAGAGATTGACCCATTCTTACCGGAAGATACACAACCAGAGATGGAGCAAGAGTACAACACGGCTTATGAATGGTTTCAGATGACCGAAGATTTACGCAGAGGTGGGTGATGACGAACAACGAGCAGATAGATCAATTCATATTGGTACTGTTTCTTATCGCGACCCTGTTGACAATCGCAGTCGTAGTGAAATATGAAGTTGAAAAATTAATCAATAAGGAGAAATGAAATGGAAATCGAAACGAAAGAATTAGCAGTATTTGAAAAGACCAAAGCAATCATGCGTAGTGAGGAAGTGATTGCAAGATATACGGAAGCGTTAGGAAATGACAGGCAGGCAAAAAAATTTATTGGGAGCGTGTTACTTGTTTGCAGTCAGTCGGATAAACTGATGGAGTGTACTCCAAAGTCTATTATTGTTTCAGGGATGCGAGCAGCCAACTTGCGATTATCTGTTGATCCAGCATTAGGACATGGATAACCCCTTGTAACCAGTAATAAAGGCGTTCCAACAGCAACCTTTATTACTGGTTACAAGGGGTACAAACAATTGGCATATCGTACTGGTCAATATAAATTTATAAATGAAAAAATCGTTTATGAAGGGCAATCAATTGAAGAAGATGATTTTTCAGGTATTCAAAAAGTTGTTGGACTTCCGAAATATTATAAAGATGGGTACAAGCCTATTGGCTATTGGATGGGGTTTGAATTGAAAACCGGGTTCAGACAAACTTTTTATATGACTAAAGAAGAAGTCCAGGCACACGCAGAAAGATACGCGTCAACTTACAATCGTTTTAAAAAAGAATGGTATCCAGATAGCAAATGGGTTACTGACTTTGATGCAATGGCAATCAAAACAGTTATTCGATTAGGTCTCTCGCGTTATGGATTCTTTGACGATTCCGACTTGTTAGAACTTGCGGCGACAGATGAAGTAATAGAAGATGATGAGTTATTTACAGATGACTACATCGAGGGCGAATTGCTTGAAAGCGCATTGGAGCAGGAAGCAGAACGCAAAGAGGAATTAGTTGGTGGAAAATCAACCGAAGAACTCTCCGCAATGTTGGGCTTTGAAGATGATCCTGATACACGAGCAAAAAAGAAACTCACGCCAGAAGAAAAGAAACAACAGGAAGCGTTAGATTGGGCGAGTGCTTTCAAATCCAAACAGGTTAACAAGACTTACGGCAAGATGAATTATGAAGAATTGCAGGCAGAACTAATGACATTGACCGGGTACAACCCAAAGACAGACGATGAAAGAACGCAGGTCAATGATCGTATTCAGGCAGTAAAAATCTTAATCAAGTATTTGGAATAAGGAGAGATGAAATGAACGCATCAGAATTAGCAGCAAAAATGTTAGAGTGGGAAGTCAAGAAAAACGAGCTTGATACACTGGAAACAGAAATCAAGCAAGCAGTATTAGAGCTACAATCAACTCAAAAAGCTGGAAGCGTTGTGGCAAGCTATTCTAGCGGACGGCGCGAATTTGATTATGAAACACCTGGTAAAACTGCTCCGCTTGAAATTGTGGAAGCCAACACAACAAAAAATGAGTATGTTGACTGGGAAGCCGCTAAACCTTTGATAGATCCTGATATTGTCACAGAGTTTACACGGATTGAAGAAAAAGTAAACTGGTCGGCTGTTTGCAAGGATGCAAAAATTAAACCTCTTGTCATCAAAGATGGAACACCATCTGTAACCGTAAATATAAAATAGGAGTGACCATGCAATTCAGATGCACCCACGCCCGAATCTTATTTACCCCTGATTATCAGGAGCATTGTGTAGCACTGGACGGCGAGCCACAATGTAACGGATGCAAGCTGGTAGAATTACGTCCAGCAATCCATACCAGCGCGAAGCAGATGATTGAAGACGAACGACACGCGACAACAGCGTATGATTTTACATCTGGAGGAATGGTGAAAACATGGTAAACCTTTGGCACAAAATCAGACAGACCTCCAGCTTTCCACAATTGGAGCAGGAGCGCGATTACCTGGACGCGAGACTGGCAGACTTTGAACGGCTGGCAGAGGAATTTGTACAATTCAAGGCACCTGACCACATGTGCCGGCTGCGATTTATTCACCTGTTGAATGGTGGAAAGCTGGAGGAGTGATGAACGTAATCAAGATTGTAGCGAATGAATTGCCTGAATGTTGTGAGAAATGTGATTTTTATAAACCACCGTATTATAGACTATCGGATTGCAGTTATTGTAGATCAAAGACAGAATATATTTTAGATAAAGACTTATTATCTAGACCTGAATGGTGTCCTCTTGTTGTTGAGGAAGTGTGCGAGTATGTTGGTGAATATGGCGGATGGAATGAACACGGAGACACAATATTCTTTTCAAGAAAAACTGGATGTAGTGACGAACACTATCAAAAGATAGTTGTGCCAGATTATAAATTCTGCCCGAACTGTGGCAAGCGTATCAAGTATGTGGAGGTGGAGTGATGGGAAAAATAATAGGTCTTCTAATTTTTATCATGGTAGTTATGTTCATAATGGGGTTTTATTTTGGATATGATTTTAGAAAAGAAAGCGAGAAGTATAACAATGAGTGAAGAATTAAAACTTAAACCGTGTCATGTATGTAAATCTGAACCCGTAGTATTCAAAAATTATCCTAAGACACTAGTACATTGTAAAAAACCAACCTGTTACTTATCTAAAGTTGTAATGACACTTGAACAATGGCAATCTCGCCCTATCGAAGACGCCCTCACCGCTACCATAGCACAGAAGGATGCGGAGATTGAGAGGTTGAGGGAAGGTCTAATAAGCATACGTAATTTGAGAAAAGACTCAAAGGGTAACACGTATGTTTGGTTTGTAAATGTAATGGAAAATATAGCCCAACAAGCCCTAGAAGAGGTGAAGTGATGAAGCCTGAATTTACACCTGAATGGATTGAAACATTGAAGGAACGATATTCAGATGTCGAAGGAAATACGAAGGTAATAAGCCGTTTATTTGAAGCCCTTGACGAAATATCCCGTCTCCAATCACGTGTGCAGGAACTGGAAGATGAATTGATGTTCTATCAAATGGAATGTCCTGACCTTGTTGGAAGATACCAACCACCAAAGGACGGTGAATGATGACTGAATTTACACCTGAACGAATTGATGAAGCAAGGCAAATAATAAAATCTGATTGGCTACAGAAAAACTCATCAAAAATATCTGATATTGCTACTAAAGCCATTGACGAAATTCAGAAGCTCCAATCACGCATCGCAGAACTGGAAGATGAATTGATGTTCTATCAAATGGAATGTCCTGATCTTGTTGGAAGATACCAACCACCAAAGGACGGGGAATGATGTTAAATGATTTATCTCAAATACAAAAATGGATCATGCAAAATAAACAACTCTCAGATATGTCAGACAATGAATTGGAAATATTAGGACTTACGCGAAAAATTCAAACCATAAATTATGGAAATTTAGGGAAAAGAATTTCCGTTTATTATGAGGACGCAAACGGAAACGAATATCAAAGTTTCAGTAAATGGATAGATGAAAAAAATTTGGAGGGATGATGGAACCGAAACCGTATTGGACAGCGAATGATGGTGAATTGAAAAACTCAATTCTAAACGTATTAAATAACTGCTATGGCATAGATAATGCCATAAGCCAGAATGAACTCGCAAACAGGCTTAAATCATTGCTACAAGGTAAGAAAAACATTACCACCAGACAAAACAGAAATGCTATCAATGAACTTCGTAACGATGGTCATTTGATTTGCAGCACAACAGGGATGGCCGACAATGCAGCCGGGTATTATCTTCCGGTAACATTGCAGGAGTACGAACGCTATCGAGCTTATCATGCAAGAATAATCAAGACGAACGCGCAGACATTACGCGCAATGGATAAGGCTGCTGAACTTGCGTTCCCGTATGATATGCAACCAGGATTGTTTGACGACTTGAAGGAATACGATAGCAACCCGTCATTTATTTTGCCCGATTATTTGACCGAAGGAAATAATTAAGTTGACTGTTGGTAAGAAAAGTTGTAGAATAGTAATGTCTAGAATGTGGTTAAATAAATGAGTGAATATCCGCCTACCGGCCACATTCTAGACAAATGGAAATCGGTAGGCGGTTTTCTTACAAGGAGCAGGCATGGAAAACGTAAACGATATTATTGAGAAGATAAAAGCAAAAGAGTTTGACACAACCAGGGAATTTGATATATCAAGGTGCGGCGATTGCGGAGTAAAAGAGGGACACTATCACCATAGCGGTTGTGACATGGAGCGTTGTTCTAATTGTGGGGGACAAAAAATATCTTGCCTTTGTAATGCAAAAACAAAAGTACCGTTTATTGAATACCCAAACATGTGTTCCAGATGCGGAAAAATTTGGCCTGAATTATTTAAGGTGGACGATGTTGAGTGGAATAAATATATCGAATTAGAACACAGGGGCGATGTAATATGTTTTGACTGCTTTCAGAAAATTAAGCGGCTTATTGATAAAGCAATCAAGTAAAACAAGGAGCAGGAATAAAAATGATTATACGAAAGGATATACGAAAACATTTTTTTAATAAACAAAATGGTAAATGTTTTTATTGTGGTCAAAACTTGGACGAGTATTTTCACTTAGATCATAAATTACCAAAAAGTAGGGGCGGAAAATTTATAAAAGAAAATCTTGTTGCGAGTTGTGATTTTTGTAATATGTCAAAAAGCAATAGCACACTAGAGGAATACAGAGAACGAGTAAAAAAAAGAGTAATAAACGGTTTTTCTTATGATACAGACAGTACAAAATGTCAACGATATTTATATTTATTAAATTCAGTATCAGAAGACGATCAAATAAAAATTATTAATGCCTATTTGAATCTAATAAACACCATTGAAAATATTGATGTTATTTTTTGTGGAGAAGATCATGAGTAATATTCAATGGTGGAGATCATGGCACGGCGCACCAATAGATCATAAGTGGGCGGTCATTGCAAAGAAGGCAAACGTTATCGTTGGAATTGTTTCAGCGGTTGCATGGGCTTTGATGGATTACGCCAGCCAGCATAAAGAACGTGGATCAATTGAAGGCTTTGATATTGAAACGTATTCTGTTTACTCCGGGTTTAATGAAATAGATGTGCAATCGGTTATCAATGCCATGATAAGCAAGGGAATGATTGTTGATAATATCTTTGTCAATTGGGAGAAACGCCAACCAGCACGAGAAGATAACAGTACCGAGCGTGTATCGCGATACAGAGCAAAGAAACGCAATGTAACACAATGTAACGCAGATGACAGCAATGACACGCCCCAGATTAAGAGAGAGATTAAGATTAAAGATACAGATACAGATACAGATAAAGAGAATGAGCATACAGACGCGCAGGCAGACCCGTTCGATGTTACTCAATTCTTTTTAGAAAAACTTACTGGAATAATGCCAACAGGTAAGAAAGATGTTGACGCAATAAGCGAGATAATAAAAATGGGGGCGACAAAAGAAGATATTGAAAATGGATTTGAATGGTTGCAATCAAAGAATAAATACGTCAGGTATTTCAGTACGTTGGTTGAGCCAACCAGGACAGCAATGCTTAAGCGTATTCAGAATGGCAACGGTCACGCTGCTAAACCTTACGATCCGGCGAATGATCCAGACGCGCCAATGACCGCAGACGAGTTAGAGTTTGCCGAGCAGGTGAAACGCAACGAGGAAGAAGCGAAACGACAGCGCGAATTATTACAGGAACAAATAAACGCTGAAAGAAAAAGAGAATTTGAAAGGTACAGACGATGACAAAACAAATACCGTTAGTTGTTGAAGCGTCATGGGAAGTGAAATGCCCGACCTGTAATGATGTTGGTAACACGTATTACTTTGACCTTGAAGATGGTCCATACCAAACACCTTCAAGAGTTGGCGATAAATGGCTTGATGATATTGATGGACTTTCGGGATGGTTTCATGGTCACCTGGTTGAAACACCATGCGCGGATTGCAAAAAGTATGCAGCGCATGAACGATTAATAAAACTATCCGGGTTACATGGTGATGATACAAATATCCGCTTATCCATGTTTGCAACGGACAAAGAGAAAGCAGCAAAGAAAAATGCCAAAGATAACATTGCTTTATTTGCAGGCATGGGTAAAGACGCGAACGGATTCGTAACAATCTATGGGGATTATGGCGTAGGAAAATCATTCCTGGCGAAAGCACTTATCAATGAGTTGATTATGAATGATTGCCACGCAAGATACGTATTGGCCAGCGATATGATTGCGGACATACGTGTGAACTTTGACGAGCAGAGCAATCGCAACATTGCAATCGAGAACGCGATCTACAAATGGCAGAGTATTCCAGCACTTATCATTGATGAATTTGACAAGGTGAATACAACCGATTGGGTAAAAGAATCTATGAATAGATTGCTCAACGTGAGATACGAGAACAGGAAACACCAGCTCACGGTAATGGTATCCAACACAGACCCGAAGAAATTACCGCCGGAGTTAGGGTACTTGCAATCCAGAATGTTTGCAGGAATAACGATTTATGTTCCCGGACCCGATGTACGCGTAATGTTAGGCAAGATTGAGAGAGGGAGGATGAATTGAAACACATACAATATGAAAAATTTAGTGAGTATGATAGTTATTTGTGGTTGTTTTGGTTTCTTATTTATTGGGAAAGAGGGGCGAACAAAAGAATAATCGCTGCGTTTATCGGTTTTTATCCTGACTATGAGAATCTTAAATGGTCTATCGAATGGAAAAAACCATGACCCAACACAAAGGTGAACTGAAACTATGCGCGGAAGGTCGTAGATTGTTTGATGAGTATTGCAAACAAATGGAATTACTTTGGGAGAATAAAAAAATGCTTACAGTATTCGAGAAAGAAAAAGCGTGGAAAGAATACCAGGATCATAGACAGGAATGTGATGGATGCCGATATGAATAATAAATATAACGCACGTAAAACAGAGATTGACGGATATAAATTTTCGAGCCTTGCAGAAGGCAACAGATACGTTCAACTACGACTCATGCTACGCGCCGGAATGATAAGCCAATTGACATTGCAGAAAAAGTTTTTCTTACGTGTCAATGACCAGAAGATATGTACATACATTGCAGACTTTTTCTATTGGGATATTGAGAAAGAAGAATGGATCACGGAAGATGTTAAGGGGATACGTACACCAGTTTACAGGCTGAAAAAAAAGCTGATGAAAGCGATACTGGATGTAGATATTGTCGAGGTGGAATGAATCTACACATCATCAACGCAAACGCCTTACAAATTCCGTTGCCTGATAAGTCGGTACAAATGTGCGTGACAAGTCCACCGTATTATGGGTTGAGGGATTATGGTACGGCCAAATGGATTGGTGGTGATGTTGAGTGTGATCATAAACATTTTTTAGGTGGTCATAATCCAGAAGTTTCACCCAAACAATTATCATCACAAGGAACTCAACAATATAACTACCGTGATATTTGTCCTAAATGCGGCGCAATCCGACAAGACTCACAAATCGGATTAGAGCAAACGCCGGATGAGTACGTGTCCAATATTGTAAAGGTATTTCGTGAAGTGTGGCGCGTGATGAAAGACGATGGCGTGTTGTGGTTGAATTTAGGGGATAGTTATGCTCATTCATTAAGACAAGCAGGGGAAGAACATGCTGGAAAATTATCGAGAAATAATAAGGGACAAATAAAAGAGGGTTATAAACCGTTAGTAAAAGGGCTAAAAGAAAAAGACCTGATCGGAATACCCTGGCGAGTCGCCTTCGCATTACAGGCAGACGGCTGGTATCTTCGACAAGATATTATCTGGCACAAACCAAACCCAATGCCCGAAAGTGTCAAGGATAGATGCACCAAGTCGCATGAATACATATTCTTGTTGAGCAAGCAGGCGAGATATTACTATGATGCTGATGCGATTATGGAAGAATCAAGCGACCCACAAGGAACGATTGACAGATATAAAAGTAATTTTGGAGGAAAGAAAAACATTGAATTATTAGAAACAAATCAGGTGCATACAAGACCAATCGGAAGTAGAAATTTACATTACAAAAACCTTGAACCGGACGGCCAACAGCCAAACACAATGCACATCAAACGATTAGAAGGCGAGGAATATTTATCACCTGTACGAAACAAGCGTTCAGTCTGGACTGTCACGACAAAGCCATACAGCGGAGCGCATTTCGCAACCTTCCCACAAGACTTGATTGAACCATGTATCAAGGCAGGCAGTCGAGAGAATGACACAGTGTTAGACCCGTTCAATGGTAGCGGTACAACAGGAGAAGTGTGCGCAAGGTTTGGCCGTAATTACATCGGCATTGAATTGAATCGAGAGTATATCGAATTGACGAATGAACGGTTGTTACCTTATCGTATGCAACCGTCATTGATCTAGGCATTGGGCGCATGGTTGGCCATCCATACAATGCAACAGAAAGGAAATTCCTCAAACTTCCGGGACTTTTTCTTGGGCTTCCTGAATAAGCCACAAGGCAAATCCAACCATGCGCTTTATTTTTCAACTAACCGGGATAACCGGATTATTCAGAAAGGATTTATATGCAGATGATTTCCAGGTACACGAAAAAGATTAAGAGAATTGCAGAATTGAAACACAAGGAACAAACTATTGGATTGACCTTTGATGAGGAAGCGGAACTTGAAAGATTGCAGGACTTTGTTGAAGTGATGAGCAGCAGAATACCAGAGGAGGAAGAATGAGTATGATTGAAAAACAATTACAAAGAATAAAAATAGAACTAAAGCCAACGTTAACTGAAAGTATTTGGGAAAGACCGTTTAGTCCTGATGTATTTACAAATAAGACAGGAATAATTAAAGCAGCATATAAAGTTGAAATGAAAAGAGTCCATGAGGACTTAAACAATTATTCTCACAATGAAACCGTACTCATAGACGCATTGAAGGAAAGTAATCGTACGATTAATGCATTGAAAATCATTATAGAAAGCATTGAATCGAATTTTCCGTTATTACCGCAGGAGGAAGAATGAACGAGGAACAAAAACAAAAAGAAGAACTGGCAGCGTATAGTGATCAGGAATTGTATGATGAAATGAAAAGAAGAGAGGAAGAAAAAAAGAAAAAAGCAAAACCAAAATCATTAGTACCAATGGACGGAGAAAAGCTGATAAATATCTGTGAAAAATATATTGATGACCTTGATAAACAGGGTTGGGTTGACGATGATATGCAGCACTATATTTTTGAAACAGCAATGGAAACCGTGTATAGTAAAACCGTTTGGGATTGGATAAAGGAGCGAATGAAATGACAGTCACATGGGTAGATTTTACAGAAGGCAAACTTATTTTTGTTATAAATTTTTGGGGTAGTAAGGTAACATACGAGAAAGAAATTCCTGATTGGCTGCGATTGAAGATAAAGGGAGCGTAAGAAATGAAAGAATATTTTGAAACATATATTAGATTATTAAACATGTATGATGACGCAGAAAATTCACAAGAATTGAAATCATTGAGATTACAAATTAGCAAACATTTTATTGATTTAGACCACGAATTTGCAGATGTTAGATTATGCAAAGATTTATGTAATCACTTACATAAACTTGTCAACGCAAGAATAGATGATTACGAAAAGACTGTGGCAGTTGATAATAAGGGAGCGTGAATGAAAATAAAAAAACATATCAAAGCAATTTATGAAGTGTTACTCAACCAACATAAAATAAATGTTGCACATGGGAATAAGATTGTTGAACTTGAATTGAAAGTAAAACAATTAAAAAAAATGGTGAATGATGACAGATAAAAAAGAACTTGAAGTCATAATCGCGCAGGTATTATCAATGGACATTGACCAGGTTGCGGAGCTTGCAACAGCACTTGACGAGGTAAGATCGAGCAACTATGGCAAGGTTGAGATTCTTGTAAAGGATGAGCAGGTTTATCAGATCAACCGGACGAAGAACGGAAAGCCGAAATGGAAGAAATAAAGAATATAGAATTAGTTAATGTTTCTTATGATGGCAGGGTATCACTTGTTGATTTACCGTATGGGTCTTTAGAAATAAGAGATGGTCATTGTGAAATATGCGAACAGTGGACAAGGATAATTGAAATAGATACCAGCGGATATGAATTTGGAACAATAAAAATTTGTAAGAAATGTTTTGATAAAATCTATGCTAAATATAATCATGGTTTGAGAGTAAAGAAGTGATTACCACAAGTCAATTAAACCCTTGACTATAATGCTATAATAACAATAAGGCGAATGACCGGGAGTAGTATCTTCCGGTCATTTATTTTTAACATGCAAAAGGAGCAGAACTCATGTCAATTTTACAATCATTATTACACTCACGGAAATTTTGGTTAGCGGTATTTGGTATCGTCCAGGCTTTGGTACTCAATTACTTTCAAGTACCAGAGGATATTTGGCAGTCCGTTGTTGGGCTTGTCATGGTGCTGATCGCTGGTATTGCAATCGAAGATGCAGGCGAGAAGTCAGGTAATGCAATCCATATTCACCAACAACCGCAGGATGTTGAAGAAGCATTAAAAGAACATCAAGGATAACAGCACATGGAAGCAATCATCACAGCAATAATTGGATTAGTAGGTGGTGGAATAGGGGCTGCAATTGTAAACGGGATTTTTTCAAGGCGTAAAGAAAAAGCTACGGCTTTACAAATTGATACCACGACAAAGCAGATTGAGAACACGACAACCAGGTCGAGCGGTGACGCGTGGAAAGAGTTTGCCGAGAAGATGGAACAACGGGAAAAAGACATGGACAACCGCGTTAAATGTTTGGAAGCTGAACAAGAGCAAACCAAAAAAGATCAGGCAAAAACTGATAGAAAGCTCACCAGATATGGCAAGCGGATTGTTGAGTTAACCGAAGGATTACAAAAGTTGATTGAACAGATTGTCGGGTTAGGACATACGCCCTGTTATACACCAACAGAGTGGAGTCCAGATAAAGATGAAGATTAGGGTGCAACAAAAATGAAACAAAAACCAATGGTGTGGACGAAGCAAAATAACGAGATTGCTTTGCTACTTGCACAAGGATACACGGAAACCGAAGTGTCTAAGCGCGTTGGAGTCAATAGATCAACTGTATCAAGACGTAAAAATGATCCTGAATTTATGATGGAAGTTGACAAACTTGCATTGATGGTAGGGGTTGCGAGCAGGGCAGAACGATTGAAGATTGTTAACACTGTCTTACGTCAAAAGATACAGGATGAAATTGCAAAGACCGACAAGGATTTACTTGACTGGTTGAAGTATGCACAATCAGAAACAGACGGTATCAAACTCAATCTCGTTGGAAACCTTGCCTCCATCCTTACGAATGATCCATCTTTGGCCGGAAGCGGACAAACAGGAACTATTAGCGAGGACGGGGAAGAATAAAAAGAAACCAATAGAGATTTGGCAACCACAAAGAAAGCAGGCAACAGCATTAAAGATGTTGGGCTTGCTTGATGCGTTATATGGGGGCGAGGTATCTCCGTCATTGGCTGAACGTAATGGGTATGGTGGTGCAGCAGGTGGAGGAAAGACAGACCTTATCGTTGGGGTTGGGTTGATTGCTTGTATGACTATTCCAAGTGTTAAGGTTGGAGTGTTTCGGCGTACTTATCCAGAACTCGAAGGAGCGGACGGACCCATAGAAAGATCATTGAGTTTATACCCACAGGCAGGCGCGAAGTATAACGCAAGCAAACACGTGTGGACATTCCCGGATATATCAACTGGTATTGTTGGATCACTTGATGGGAAAGATGATGAGGGAGAGGACTGGTTGAGAACATCCGCGCCAGCATTGCGATTCTGT